TCTGGTAACTTTTCAAAGTCTTCCTCGCTACCAAAGACATGTATAGCTTCCTTGTAATGCTTTTCAAAGTCATCCTCGTAATACATATCTACAACTTCTTGAGATACAGATGTACCGACTGCCCAGTCATATTCAGGGTCGTTAGGTTGGCATAGGTGTCCAACTCCTAAAGTTTTATATCCTAAACTATCTTCATAAATGTTTAGTACTTCGCCTTCGTGTCTTTTAATTTCTTGTTTGCATAGTTCTATGTTCATTTTAATCCTAGTCCTTCCATTTGTGATTTAAGTTCTCTATCTTCAATATCTTGTGCAGCTTCTGATGTTGCATTAAATGGTATACCTGTAACTCTACTCTGCATTTCATCAGGTTCGTCTGTAACATTAGATACGTTTTTAACTATACCACCTTTTGAATATTTAATAGGTGTAAATTTCTTTTCTTTTTCTTTAGGTCTACCTGCAGCAAGTCTTCTTAAATTCTTTTTAGTTCCTTCACCAAATATTAAATCATATGCAGAATAAAAAGGTAAATTAGTTGCTGCTACTTCTGCTAAATTTTTTCTATAAAGAACAGTATCAGTAATATCTTGAACAGTAGGACCACCAAGAGATTTTATAATTGATGTAAAGCCTCCTACATTTCTACTCATTTCAGAATTATACCTGTATCCATAATCTATAGGTCCAAATAATCCAGTACGTCTAGCAGCATCTCCCATTATTTCATATATAGGTTTTGTTTCTCCTGTTTCATAATCAATAGTAGCTTTTCCGTTACTTCTAATTTCATTACCTATATAAGCTACTGACATCATTAACATAGCAGTACCAACTGTTTTACCTCCTGCTTGTCCTGTTTCATTATATCCTTCATTAATAAATCTTTTTAAAATTGTATTATTAAAAGCAGTAGGATAACCAGCAAACTGTACTAAAAATTGAGCTGCTGGATGTGAAAACCATAAAGGTCTGTTAGCTTCTGCAGTACTTGGGTTTAAAATAATTTCTTTAGTAAATCTATTTGCAGCATTTAAGTAATCTTTACTATAAAAATTAGCATTAAAAGTTACATTACCATATTGGTCTTGAATAATTTGTCCTTTATCATCCATACCTCTAGCTTTATTTATATCGTATTTACCGTTTTTATCTAACGAACCTTTATACCATTTTAAAGCTTCAGTTTCATCAACACCTAATTCATTTAATTGTTTTATTAAATAATCTTTATTTTTATCAGTTAATTTTCTACCAACTAAAGTTTTACCATAATATAATTGTTCTGCATTTTGTTTTATTAATCTTTTACCTGTAGTAAATGCAGCAAGTTGAACAGCTTTTGTCCATTGTGTAAGTAAGTTTGTCTTAAAAAACATTTGTTGAAGGCTTCTGAGTTTTTTACTACCTAATGCTTCACCAGCTAGTCCTTCTATTCTTTCTTGTACTGCTTGTTCTAAAGCTAATCCAGTTTGATAAAGCTCTGACCATGTTTCATTATTAACATCTTCAAAACCTTTTACTTTTTTACCAGTTTTAAAAACAGGAGTTCCATATATACCGCCTATTTGAGTTCTTGAAAGATTGTCAAATAATCTTTTAAAAGTATTTTGACCTTCTGATACAATACTTGTACCTATACTTTTTGCAGTTTCTTTGACATCTCCGGGATTTGCACGACTTAATAAAATTAATGGTTCTGTTATACTAGAAATAGTTGCAAAAGGTAAGTGAGCCATCTGTTGTATTAACTTAGTACCATCACTAAATGCTCTGCCCCATTTTGTATTTCTAAATACACTATTTTGATAAGTTTCTAATCCAGTAACTTTTTGAAATACATCTCCTATATTCTTTGCAATTTCTTCAGCTTCTTGTCTAGCTTCTGTTTTATTTAAACCTCTTTTTAAAGCTGATTCCATTAACTCATTTTTTATTAATTGTCTTTCAGTTTCAAATTCTCTTATAGTATTTCCAAAATATTTTTTACGTCCTTGAGATTGTGCCATATTAGTAAAATAATTTTCTAATACTTGTTGAACATCTGTTTCTAAAAATTCTGCAATATCACTATCTTTTATATTATTAAATCTTCTAGCTTGAAAAAATCCTAAAGAATTATTAGCACCTGCTTTTCTTAATTCATAAGGAGTATATCTTTCATCAATCATTCCTTGAACAATTTCTTTAGCTTTTAATTCTTTAGCTGTAGTTTCTAATTCTTTTTGAGTATAAGTTGTTCTTCTTCCAGCAGCTACATCTACGTCTAATTCTTTTTTAGCTAAGTCCTCAAAACTAGTTACTTGATATTTTTTACTTAACTGGAATATTTCATCATCCATAGTCTTAGCATCAGCAGGAGTACCTTTAGTTTTAGTTCCATCTTCTAATACTATATCAATTTCAATTAATGAATTATCAGGGTCTGCATGTCCTGCTCTAATTAACTTTTGTGCAAAAACATCTGGCTTTTTAGAAAGCACATCAAACTTATAAAGTCTTGGAAAGAATCCACCTTTATTAATAGTACCTGTTTTAAATAAACCTAATGCTTGTGCTTCATCAAAAGACTCATCTAATAATACTCTGACACCTTTATAAGCATCAGCAACATCAGCATCAATTTTAAACACTTTAGGTACATCATTAATCTTTGAAGTATATTCTCCTCTTTCTAAAAGAGTATCTATACTAACTTTACCTTCACCTCTTTTGATACCAATATTTTTATCAGATAATAAAGCATATAAAGTATCGTTTTGTTCTGTTACTATACGAGCAGACCAACCAGTTCTATATAAAGTATTTAAAGCTTTGTTTAATCCATAATGATATTTACCAAACTGTCTTCCAACAAATTCACCAAAAGACCATTTACTTTCAGTACCATCATTTAATTTAGCTTTTTTAACACTTCTTTCACCTTCAGTAATAAGACCAACATCATAGTCGTATCTTATTTTTCTTAAAAAGTTTTGTAATGCCGGTGAGTCTTTAGCGTATTCTAAAAATTCTGTAGTAGCTTTACCTGTTGTTCGAGCTATCAGCACATTTAATTGATGTTGTTTTTTTCTTTTACTAGTATCAAATGGAACTTTCTTTTTTAATCGTTCTTTAAATCTTTGTGAAAAAGATGGTCTGTTTAAAAAATCTGTTTCCGGTAAAGGTCCAATAAATTCTTGTGTAGGTCCTACAAATTCTTCATCTAAGTTTAAAGGATTTTGAGAAGCTTGGTCAATCTCCCATTGTTCTAATTCTACTTTTCTTTGTTGTGGTCCTACAAATCCAAATGCATCTTCATTAGCATATCTAAATTCTTTTTCTGCTAATCTAGAATATTTTCTACCCATCCCTACACCGACAGCTCCGCCAATACCAGCACCTATTGTACCACCGATTAATGCAGAAGCACTTAGTTCAGATAAATCTATAGCATCAATTAAATCTAAATCGACATTCATGTCTTGCATAAAATAATTATGTAGACCTTCCCAAGCCATTCCTTCAGCAGCTCCGAATAAAGCAAAGTCTTTTGCAGTACCTTTAGTAATTTCTTTTTTTAGTTTAGATTTAGTAAAAGCTTTAACACTTTGTTGAGCTGCAGCACCTAAAGCAGCACGACTAGCTACACTACCACCTGCAGTTGGTATTGCAAAAACAGCAGCTAAAATATTTAATGGGTCTAAAAGTAAATCACCTGCTAAATCTTTTACTAAACCAAAATGTTCTTTAAAACCTTTAAGGTCTGCATTTCTAAATGCATTCTGTAAATAAACATAATCGTCTTTTTGTTCGTCAGTCCATTTACCTGTTTGAAAAGAACGAACAGCAGCAGCACTTAAACTGTATTCAGCATCTCTAAGATATTCAAATATGTTTTCATTACTTTCAATACCTTCTAAGAATCTTTCAGCTCTCATAGAAAACTCTTCATCATTAGCTAACTCTGTTAAACTTTTTTTAGTTTTAACAGTACTTGGAGGTGTTACAGTTTCTTCAATTTGTTTTTGAATATTACCAACAATAGAATCTTTAGCCTGTTGTATTTCGTCAGGTTTTACTTCAGGTATTTGTTGATAAAGAGGATTAACTCCCTCTTGCATTTCTTGAGGCTTTTGAGTCTCGTCTTGAGTTAGTTCGTTATATAAATCTACAATTGAACTTGTAGGTTGACCAAAGGGTATTCTCATTAGTTAAAATATTTCCTTAGTTTACGTTTAGTGTTCATTGAAGCTGTTAACGGTAATTTTCCTGTATGATGTAACACTTTATAAATTTCAAAAGCTGCATCTTTTTTATCTTTAGAATTATCAGCATCTATAAATTTTTGAATTAAAGCATCGCTTCCTTTTTTCTCTAAAATATCACCATAGAATAAAAGAGTTTGGTCTTCAGCACTTAAATCTCTAACGTCACCGCTTTGTCTAGCTTGATTAAATCTTTCTTGTTTTCCTAGTTTTGATTCAACTCTATTCATAGCTGTTTGTGAAGCATCTTTAGTAAATTGAAATAATCCTCTTGCAGAAGATTTTGGATTAGCAGCATCTATATTTCCATCACTTTCAACTTCCATTATAAAAGCACCTAGTTCATTTAAGTCTTGTTTAACTTTATCAATGTTATCATATGTAAATCTTGGAGTACCATCTGTGTTTTTTTCTTCTAAATGAATAGATATAAGATTTGTAACTTCATTATTTACAGGTACACTGCTAACTACATTATTTTTTTTTTCAGGAACATTAACAGGAATCCTAGCTGTATATCCTCCGGTAGGTCCTGACATATAAACATATCTATATTCAGGCTTTCTACTTTGAGGTGGATAAGCTTCTAAATATTCTTGAGGTGTTGTAAATTCTGGTTGTCTTACATTTTCAAATAAATTTTCTATTAACTTCATTTTAGAAGTAGGACTTAACTTACTCTGTTCAATAAATTTTAATTGATTATCGAATGCAATCTTTCTAGAGTCTTTATCCATTTTAGAATAACTAGCATCTTCTTGATAATTTCCTGTAGTAGTTTGAGATGGTACAGAAATACCTTCTCCTAATAATGTAGGTATGCTTCCTTTAAATCTATCGTATTTATATTTTTGAGCTACTGTATCAAAACTGTCTCTATAGTATTCAGGCTTTCTACCTAAAAATCCACCACCAGCAGCAAAACCTTCATTAGATGCTACAGCAGTTGCAATGTTTAATCTATAAGTTTCATTATCTGGACCTGTTATTTTTTGATAAAATTCTGCTAACATATCATCAGTAACTTCTTCTCCTCTATCTTTTAATGTAGAACTAAAAACAGCTAAAGCAAAATCTTTATCATCTTGAAATGAATTAGCTAAACCAGCTACATCTTCAGCAAATTTTTGTTTTTGAGAGTCAGTAAAATCTTCTGTATATCTATTCCAACTTCCTTCGCCACGTATTGACATTTTTAAAGTATTGTCAGAATTATATAATCTTTTATTACCTAAATTTCTACCATAAGTTTCTATAGCTGTATTAGCTCTTGATACTAAATCAGGGTCTGTTTTAGCACTAACTAAAGCTTGAGTAGCACTTCCTCTATATTGAGCTAATGATTTATCTATGGAAGTAATTAAAGGACCTTCAATATTTAAAGTTGTTAAAATATCATTTATATCAGAACCATATAAATCTGTTTGTTCTACATTTCTAAATAAATTAAAACGTCCTTGTTGTTCTTCTCTATTACCTATTTTTTTAAATATATCTTTAAAACTTTCAATGTATCCTCTGTTAGCATATTCACTTTTTAATCTAGCATAATATCTTTTTTCAGCTTGATTTAAACGTCCCGGTGTAATAGCAATAGCTTGTTCAAATAATTTTGCAGAATCTAAATCTCTTTCATTTAGTAATTTTCTTAATTCAGTTTCATACATTTCAAAATTACGTTTACCTGTTTTATTACCTTTAGCATCAACATGAGGAGAAACATAATTACTAATTAAATTATGTAATCCAAGTTGAAAAGCTGTATCATATTCAGATGTACCTGATTTAAACATAGCATATTCTTCTTCAGGTACGCCTTGTTTAATAGCTGCATCAATAACAGGAGCTAAATTTTGTTGTAAGTTTTTACCATACCTATCATCATTTAATATTTCTTTAGTTATAGTATTTACATCCATATCTTTTCTTTCTGCAAACCATTCTTGATTTGGCATGTTTGCACCTATTCTACCTAAAGTTTTTATTTGTTGAGATTGTTCAACATTATCTTGCATATTAAAAGCTTGAAGGTCATCTAATTCTTTTAATCTTTTTTGAGTAGCGTTTTTAAATATAGCTTGACCTGCTGTTAATAAACCTATAGCTTGTTGAAATCTTCTATTCTTTTTAGCTTCTTTAGCTCTTTGTTCTGCTATATCTGACTGTCGTTGTAATAAAGAACTTCCGAGTTCTTCAATACTCATATCACCATAGTTACTGATTAAATTTTCCATACTATTATCAGCCATCTTTAAACTCCTGTTTTACCTAATAGACTTTCTTGTGATTGTAGTTCTGGTTTAGGTTTTTGTAAAATACTTTGTTGCATTTTTTCTACATCTAATTTATCTAATTGTTCTTTTATATCTGGACCAACTGAAGCAGATTGAGGTCTTGCGACTCTAGCATCTTGAAATCTTTGACCACCGTCTTTCATAAATGTTTCGCTACTATCTCTTCTTACTTGTGCAGCTTCTTCTTCATCAAGGTCTTCATCATCTTCTTCACCTGCTGCATCTAATGTAGGCTCTATTCCAGACTTCTCAGCAATAGCTAATAACATATACATAGTAGGTTCTAATAATTGTAAAGCTAAATCAGGATTAAATTTGCCTTGTCTAAATCCTTCTACTAATACTGTTTGAGCTATAGCATCTACTGGAACTTCATTAATCATAAGCTTTTGAATTTCTTCTAGATTTTTAGGTTCTAATAAATTTAAAAATATCTTTTGTCTAGCTACGTTTAAGTCTACCATTTCAGGTGGTTTTTCCCAAGCATAACTATTTTCAGGACTATTAGTTAAAGACTGTCCCGGTATTGGAGCTTCAAAAGCTGTTTGCTCTATTAATGGTGATATTGGTTTACTTTCCATATTTTATCCTTTATGTTATGATGCGTAAAAATCTTCTAATATAAGACCATAGCCTGAAGTCATTTGTGCTATTGCATTTGGATTATTATTTAAGTTATTCATTTCAATAAAGTCTTGAGGTGCATAAGCATAATTATTACTAGGAACCATAGATAAAGTTTCTTCAGCTATTAACCCAGCTCTTTGAGCATTTTCTCTTTTCATTAAATAATCAGCATAAGCTGCATCACTTTCATCTTGAAGTATTTTACCACCT